AGTTCTCAAAACACATAGGAGAAACTAAAGCAGATGCGTTACTTATTAAGAGTAGGCAGATACAAAAGTTTTCAGATATAGAGTTATTAGAAATGATAGAATACTATCAAAATAAAGTTAATAACTTATAATTAAATTAAAAAGATATATATAAATAAATGACTATATTTGACTGTCATTAGAATTACTTTTCTCAATTTTTGTCTTTTTAAAAAAGGGTTACTTTAATTAGTAGCTCTTTTTTTTGTACCTATTTTAAAAATAATTAACATTTTTTGTTGGTAATTAAAATATTTGTTTTATATTTGTTACATAGTTAGTAATTAAGCTAATTATTAAAAGACAAATTATTATGACAATAGTAAAATCTAATTCTAATGTAGCAAAAATTTTAGGAGGTAAAACAAAAGGGTACGAGCAATGGTATGTTAGGCACGTATTAAGTAATCAAAGTAATTACAAAATTGAAGATTAATTTTAAAGACAATTATTATGACACTAATAGACAAACTTAAACCTGAATACAAAGAAGTATTTCAGAAAAACAATTTAGAATATCCTGCACTTGTTGAAAGAATTACAAACTGTTTTGAGCAGTTAGAATATGTATCAGATATTCCTTTCGGTATTTGGATTGACATTAAATTCTTTACCAATGTATTTAGCCCTTTTGAATTATTCACAGATAATATATAGTTATGACAGAAAGTAATTGTTGCGGTGCATTACCGCTATGGGAATCAGATATATGTTCTGATTGTGGAGAACACGCAGAATTTGATTATACAGATGAAGATAATATTTAAAAAACTAAAACAATGGTGGGACAAGATAAAAGTATTGAAACGATAAACCAAGCAGCTTGGGATAAGTTGAAGATGCAAATAGAATATCATTTAAAACAAGACCCTAACTTAACAGATATAAATATTAATTATCAAGTTAGAATACCAAGTTATGGAACAAGGAATTATTTAAAATTGAGTGCAAAAATAAACGATTAAAAAATATGTTTGATTTAATTTTAATAGGTGTAGGTTTTTTTCTTATTGGATTGCTATTTGGAATTTATGTAGGAATTAACGATAAATTAAAATAAATTTTATATATTTGAAAAATAGAAAGTTATGACACATATTGAGGACATTAAAAGAGTAAGTATTATGAATGAAGATTTTGAAAAGTACCTACATAGTAGGATTGAAGCATTAGAGAAAAGAGTAGCTTTTTTAGAAGCACAATTAGAAGTAAGTAAACAATTAAATTTTAACCAAAAATGAACAAAGACAAATTAATTGAGTTGTACAAAAAGTACGGATTGACAAAAGACGATGTATTTAAACACCAACACTATGTGATTATCACAAGGCAAGGTATTGACAAAATACAAGCAGTAGAACAAATGAGTGTTACTTATGAAGTAATAAGATGCGAACCTAACTTTGCGGTATTTAAAGCAAGTGCTGAAAAGGATGGTAAACAAATTGAAACATTTGGTTCTGCATTAAAAGGAGAGGGTTACAAAGATGGTAACACAAACTCTTGGTACGTTGCCGAGATGGCAGAGAAAAGAGCAATGAGTAGAGCAGTATTAAAATTAACAGGTTTCTACGAGTTGGGAGTATTTGGAGAAGATGAATCAGAGTCATTTAAAAAATAGTATATTAACCTAAATTAAAATAGAATTATTATGAGTGCAATTATCAATTACAGTTTAAGAGTAGACAAATTACCAAAGGAGAAATTTATCGCAGGAAAGGATGGAGCGGTTTACGTTAATCTTACAATGTCGGTAAACGATGAAACAAGATACGGAAACAACGCATCTATTTACATTTCGCAAACTAAAGAAGAAAACGAAGCTAAAAAGCCACGAACTTATTTAGGAAACGGAAAGGTCGTTTGGAATAATTCAATTATTGTGAACGCTGAAAAACAAGTAAAAGAAGCAGTACAAGAAGAGGTAGGCAGCGACTTACCATTTTAAATTATAAGGGGAGTTTAATTACTCCCCTTTTTTTTACATAATTTTTAGTATATTTATATTTTAATGACAAAAATATTATTTAATGCAAGAAGAGATTACAGAAGAAAAGACCATAGAAAATATGGAGATGGAACTAATAGCAAAGGATTGTGAAATATTTACAGATGAGGTTTTAGATTACCCACCTGTTGCTTTAAGTTTTGGAGAGAAAGTATTAAGAGGAAAAAAAGTACCAATACCACTTGGAACTTATGGGAATATAAGTTTTGTACAAGCACCGAGTAAAACAGGTAAAACCTTTTTTTTAAGTATGTTGGCAGGTGTTTATTTAAGTGGACAAAATATATATGGTGGAGTTTTAAAAGGTCATAGAGATGGTAGGTGTTTAATTCATTTTGATACAGAAATGGGTTTATGGCACACACAACAAGTTGCCAAGCGAATAGAAAGTATGGCAGGAGATATAGATTTAGGATGCTATAAGAAATATGCTTTACGTAAATTAGGGCATAAGGATATGCTAAAGTTTATAGAATATATTTTAAAAGAGAATGAGGGTAACAATGGGTTAATTATAATAGATGGTGTAGCTGACCTTGTATCTGATGTAAATGATATAAAAGATGGAAACGAATGTGTAAGAACATTAATGAGGTTATCAGTTGAATATGATTGTCATATAATAACAGTAATTCATAGTAATTATGGTAGCGACAAAGCCACAGGTCATCTTGGTTCTACCTTATATAAAAAATGTGAAACTGCTATTAGTTTAGAAAAAAGTACAACGCATAAAGATAGAGTAGATGTAAAATGTAAATTAAGTAGAGGTTTTGCATTTGATAATTTTAGTTTTGAAATTAACAAACATTCACTACCTTTTGTTGTTGGAGATATATATGACCCATTAGATGGTTTTATTCGTAACCAACCAAAAAATAAAGAAATACCTTTTTAAATAAATAAAATGTCACAATTAATAAATAAAGCAGCAGAGAAGCACAAAACTTGGATTAACGTAGTAAACTCTTTTGGATGTCCTAAAAACATTTCAGAAGATATAGTGCAAGAAATGTATATTTATTTAATTAGATATGAGAAAGAGGGTAAGAATATTTGGTACGAAGATGGAGAGGTAAACTACTATTATATCTTTAAACAGTTAAGAGGTATATATGTTTCTTTTTTAAGGAGCAATAGTAAAATTACAAAAGTAAGTTTAGATGAGATAGATAAACAATTTGAAGAGATTGACCCAATAGAATATGAGGAACAATACGAAAGGTTTTTAAATGGTTATTTAAGAGCAGTTGATGATGTTTATTGGTATGATAAGAAAGTATTTGAATTGATAGCAAGAGGAAAGAGTGTAGCTGAATTAAGCAGAGATACAAAGATAGGTTACTATTCGCTTTACAATACTTACAATAAAGTAAAGAACAAATTAAAAGACGATTTATTATAATGGCAAAAAGGTTTGAAACTAATATAGATATCAACAGGGAAGATAAAGCATCTGATTTATTTTGTAAGTTGTATGGATATACAAAACAAAAATTAGATAAGAATGATATTGATTTTAAAATATATAAAGATGGTAAATTTATTTGTTTTCTTGAGGTAAAAGGCAGAATAAGAAATACAGATAATGCATATCCTTTACCTGTATCTATTAGGAAGATATTAAAGATGCAAGATAAAAAATTAAACGGAGTAATGCTTTGGGCGTGTGAAGATGGTATTATATTTTCAAGATTAGATAAATTAAAAGGAGATATAAAAATAGGAGGTAGAAAGCCAAGAGATGGTTCTACAAACGATATTGAATTTATGGCTTACTTTGATAAATCGGATAACTTAAAAGAATATAAATATATATGAAACTTGGAGATTTTATAGAACTGATAACAACTTACACAGGTATTAAATGGATTGTAAAAAAGATATGGGGAGATGACTGTGGATGTGATGATAGAAAAAATAAACTTAACGATGTAGAACTTTGGTAATATGACTTTAGAAGATAGAGCAACTTGGGAAGATTTTAAAGCGAATGTAACAAACAAATTAACTCCTGAATATAGAAAGGTACTTTGTAAATTACACGCACAATATTATAATCACAAATACAACGAACCCTGCACTTGTAATGGAAAGATTTACAAGATGTGGATAGCAGATATGGATAGAGTTTATGGTGGGTAAAATACACAAGTTAGAACAATCAATAGTAAAAATATTAAACCTTGACGGATGGCAGCTTAAATGGACAGGAGAGGGTTCACAAAGTTGGGATGCAGAGGGGTTGACTCCAAAAGGAAAAGAATGTGTTATAGAGATGAAGTTTAGAAATAAACACTATGATACTAAAATGCTTGAGAAGTTTAAATACGATAAGCTAATAGCCACAGGTAAGGTTGCTTTATATTTTGTTAATGACCCAAAGGCAAACTATTTGTTTTGGTTAAATGACATAGAGATGCCCGAACCTGTAAATAAGTACTGTCCTGAAACTACAATGTGGGGTAATAAGAAAATTTTAAAACCTTGTTACCTACTTGAAGAAAGTAAAGCAGTAATGATAAATAAAAATAATTCTGAAAATAATTAACAAAAATTGTTTATAATTAAAATATTTGTTTTATATTGCGGTATATTTAAAAACATAAAGACAAATGAAAAATTTAAGTAGAGCAGCAAGAATAGGTAAACAAACAGAAAAGATTTGTTTGATATCGTTAGTGATTATTTTAGGTTACTTTGTAACGAGAACAGTATCAACTTTAATATTTAGCGTATAATGAGAAGCACACAACCACATTACGACAATGGGAATAGCTACGATTTAATTGATGTAATTAATGATTATAACATAAACTTTTGTAGAGGTAACATAATAAAGTATGTTATACGAGCAGGTAAAAAGAAAGATGAACTACAAGACCTGTTGAAAGCACAAGATTACTTGAACAGAGAAATAGAATTATTAAGACAAAGCAAATAGATATGGAAAGATTTGACAACGAATTAGATGAACATTTAAGTAAGGATGACAAGCAATTTGATTGCCTTGAATGTGGTACACCAATAGAAAGAGAATACGGATATTGTAGTTGGGACTGCCATAAAGCATCAATGTTATGATTTTACTTGTAGATGCAGATAGCTTGATTTTTGCAAGTTGTTACAGAAAAAGGTTAACTCCTGATGATAGTCCATACTATGAGCAATTATCAGATGCAACCGATAAGTTTGATGAGCAGCTAATGGGTATCGTAAATGACCTTGAAGAACATTACGAGGTTGATAAGGTTCTTATATTTAGTGGTTCTTTGGGTAACTTTAGAAAGCTAATAACAAAGAAATACAAAGCTAATAGAACTAACCAACAGAAACCACCCTTATTAAATAAGGTACACGAATACGTTAAAGAGAAACACAATTCTATTTATGGGTATGGAATTGAAACAGATGATATGGTTGCAAGGTATTGGTATGATTTATCAAAACAGTTTGGTAGAGATGAGGTAATGATTGTATCAATAGATAAGGATTACAAACAGTTTCCTTGCTTAATGTACAACTACCATTACAAACACAAAGTGGTTTATGATATTACAGAAGAAGAGGCAATGTATAATTTATATGAGCAAATGATTGTAGGAGATACTGCTGACAATGTAAACTATTTTAAAGGTAAGGGTAAGAAGTTTGCAGAAAAGTATTTAGCTGATTGCAATAGTCATTACCAATACACAAAGAAGATGTACGAACTATTTAAAGAAGTACATAAAGGAAAAGCAAAACAAAGGTACATAGAGTGCTACAATTTATTAAAATTAAGAACAGATTAAGATGGGAATTTTAGATGAGATTTATAATTATGTCAATAGTGTTTATGGAATTGATATAAAAGAAAATACAAGGAAAACAGAATATTCAGATGGTAGAGCGTTATTCTCTCTTATTGTAAGAAAGAAAACAAACTTTACTTACCAATGCATAGGAAACTATTTAAATAAAAACCACGCAACAGTAATGCATTCAGTTAAGAATGTATCTCACTATTTAGATAAAGAAGTGGTTGCAGAAGCATTAAAGCACTTTAATTTGGTAAAAGAAATGCCAAGAGATACGATAGCTTACCTACAAGAAAAGACAAAGCAACTATCAGAGCAATTAGAACAAAAAACAGAAGTGTTAAGAATGCTGCCAAAGTTAGAAGATGTTTACAATGATTTAAACAACTTAACAGAAGAACAAAAGAAATTAGTAAGTAGAAGAAACGAATTACAGTTTAATACTATTGGAAGATGTTTAAATAGAGTAGAGGAAACAATTAAAAAAGAGAAGCAGTTTGTATGATAGATGAAGCATTAAGAGAGTTTAAAGACAAGCAATATAAGTTTGTAAGAAAGAATATAAACAACCATAAATTAAACCCAATTACAGGTTGGATAGATTCAGCAAAAAAAGATGTACAATCAATAAGAAGTAGAAAATTAAGATATTAAGATGAAAAACGATAAGCAATTAGATTATTTAAAAGTAGTATTATTAGGACAGTTAACTATTGAAGCGATAGAAGATTTACAAGGGACTAATAAATACAGACAGAACATAAAGAATCAAGGTAACAAGTTTCTAAATATGTTGGAGGGGTATGTACAAGATGATTATAATACTGTTTACCTAAACAACCAAGAGATGACAACAAACGTATTAAGAAAGATTACTACGTTAATGGACAAGATAAAGAATTCAGATATAGACGAACTTGTAATGATTGATGCAATAATAGATAAATACATAGACAACCAAGAATGGTTTATGAAACACGAATCTGCTGACTTTCTTAAATTAGATTAAAATAAATAAAAATTAACTATATACTAATATGCAACTAATAAACATTCAAGAGGTTAAACCCAATGAAAACAATCCAAGATTTATAAAAGATTATAAATTTAAGAAACTTGTAAAATCAATTAAGGAGTTTCCTGAAATGCTAAAGTTAAGACCTATCGTAGTAAATAGCGATATGGTTGTACTTGGTGGGAATATGCGTTTAAAAGCGTGTAAGGAAGCAGGATTAAAAGAAGTTTACATACTAAAGGCAGATGATTTAACAGAAAAACAACAAAGAGAATTTATAGTAAAAGACAACGTTGGTTTTGGAGAATGGGATTGGGATGTATTAGCCAATCAATGGAACACGCAACAATTAGGGGATTGGGGTTTAGAAGTTTGGCAACCTGATGAAGAAGTAGATTATTCTATTTTAGATGAAATAGATTTAGGAGATACTTTAGAAGATAAGGAGGGTGGTGTAAAGAAAGCTATAATGATTGAGTTTGACCCAAAGGACTATGAAAAAGCTAACGAACTTATAACTAAAGCAAGGAAAGAGGGTAAGAATGTAGGTAGGATTGTTTTAAATGCTTTTTCCGAATTATGATTTGTTATATACCGAGTAAGGGCAGACCAAAAACAAAAACTTACAAATTATTTCAAGAAGCAGGTATAGATGTAATTCATTTTTTAGAACCCCAAGATTACAATAATTATAACGTATCTAAAAAAGTTAATATAGAAAAAGACAACAAAGGTATTACGTATGTAAGAAACTTTATGTTGGATTATGCTAAAAATAATGGAGAAGAATGGGTGATATTCTGTGATGATGATGTTACATCTTTTGGTGTTTATAAAGGCAGGACAATAAAAAAAGATGCTTCTATTTGGAATGATATATTAGATAAAGCAAAGAAACTACCTTTTGAATTAATAGGAATAAATTACACTCAACACGCTTGGCACGAAAAGAAGTCATACTCTATAAATAAAAAGTTTGCAGAGGTTTGTGTGCTTATGAATGTAAAGAAAATAAAATGGAAATATGAAGATGAAACAAAGGAAGATAGAGATTTTCAATTAGAAACTATTAAGAACGGATATGGGGTGTTAAGGTTTAATCACTATTGGTTCTCTTGTCCAAACGTAGGGAGTAACAAAGGTGGTTTGTTTGACTTATATAAACAAAAAAGAGATAAAGTATGGGCGGAGAATTTAGTTAAGAAGTGGTATCCATACGCAAGAATAGTTATTAAAAACGAAAGGGTAGACGCTAAAATAGATATTAAAGGATTTGCAAAATCATTAAACAAAGATGTAATATGAAAACAATTAAACTACACAAACAAGAACACGATGTTAAGATAGGTAAAGATTGCCCTTACTTTGAACCTAATATAAAAGAAGATTGTTTTTTAGAAGTTGATGGAGAGATAGTTGGTTTCTACATAAAAGACGTTTCTAAATATAGTAAAAAATTAACACAACTAATATCAATATCTAATAAGGAATTTAGAAGCGATAACGTTCCGAAATCATTATTGGAAAGGAGTGATGTTTTTGCAAAGGTTTACAAAGAGGGGTTAACAAGGAAAGAAGCTAAAAAAGAGGGGACAATACAAATGAGTAGTATTTTAGGTAGTATTGCACCTAAAGCACATATGCGTAGACCGTACCCAACAATATCAGCAGTTCATAGAGAAAAGAAAGCAAATACATTTATTAAAGCGATGTGGGCGGCTTCTGTTGAATCAGAAAAGATAATCAAACAACTTACACCTAAAATTTATGAAGAGCAGTTAGAACTCTTTAAAGACGTAAATAAGAAATGGAGGTTTGGAAACCTGTTTACAAGCAGTATATCAAATTTCAATATAGCCGCAGCGTATCACAGGGACACAGGTAATATCGTTGGTGCTGTAAATGTAATATTAACTAAAAGAAATAATTCTAAAGGTGGTTGTTTAAATGTGCCTGATTATAATGTTACTTTTGAACAAGCTGATAATTCAATGTTAGTTTACCCTGCTTGGAAAAATATACACGGAGTTACACCAATAGAGAAAACATCAGAAGATGGTTATAGAAACAGTTTGATATTTTACCCATTAAAAGCATTTAAAGGAATTTAAAGATGAACAAAACAGAACAACATAAAAAAGCAATAATAGAAGCGTTAGAAAAATCTTTAGGGGTTGTTACAACTGCTTGTAAGATAGTTGGTATAGGTAGAACTACATTTTACCAATGGATGAAAGATGATGAAGATTTTGCAAGGCAAGTAAAAGATATTGAAAACATAGCTTTAGATTTTGTAGAAAGTAAATTGTTTGAAAATATAAGGGATGGAAAAACATCTGAAACTATTTTTTACTTAAAGACCAAAGGAAAGAATAGAGGGTATGTAGAAAGACAAGAGATAACAGGTGCAGATGGTATGCCTACTAAATTTGAAATAGAAATAATAAAGCGTGAAGATAAAAACTAATGTTGTTTTTGAACACTTATTAGAATCAGATAAGAAGATAATTATTGAGCAAGGTGGTACAAGGTCAGGTAAGACCTATAATATTTTGCTTTATATTATTTTTAAATACTGTTTAGATAATACAGGTAAAACAATTACGATATGTAGGAAAACATTCCCTGCGGTTCGTAGTTCTGTTATGCGTGACTTTTTAGATATACTAAAGCAATACAATTCTTATTCAGAATTAAACCATAACAAATCAAACCACGAGTATAAACTAAACGGAAACCTTGTAGAGTTTATATCTTTAGACCAACCACAAAAGGTAAGAGGTAGAAAAAGAAATTTACTATTTATAAATGAAGCCAACGAATTAGATTACGAAGATTGGCAGCAGTTAATATTTAGAACAGAAGATAAAATAATTCTTGACTTTAATCCATCGGATGAGTACCATTGGATTTACGACAAGGTAATACCAAGAGCAGATGCCGATTTCTATATTACTACTTATTTGGATAATAGCTTCCTTAATGAAAGCATCAGGGAAGAAATAGAACGTTTAAAAGATACAGATGAAACCTATTGGCAAATCTATGGTTTAGGTCTAAAAGGTATCTCTAAAGCTACTATATTTAATTATACAGAGGTAAACCACATACCACACGATGCAGAGTTTATAAGCTATGGAGCAGATGCAGGATATTCCAATGACCCAACTACTTTAGTTTCTGTTTATAGGAAAGACCACAACCTTTATATCAAAGAACATATATACCAAACACAAATGACTACTTATGATATCAGTAGGAAGTGGAAAGAGATAGGTATTGAAAGAGAATTAATATACTTTGATAGTGCTGAACCAAGATTGATTGAGGAGTTGCGTAGAATGGGTTTTAACGTAAGACCAAGTTTAAAAGGTGCTGATAGTATCAACGCAGGAATAGACCTCTTAAAACGTTTTAAAATACATATAGAGAAAGATAGTAACAACTGCATACAAGAGTTTAGAAACTACAAGTGGCAAGAGGATAGGAGTGGTAAGATGATAAACAAGCCAATAGATAAAAACAACCATACTATTGATGCGGTTAGATATGCTACCTATTCTGTATTGAGTAAACCAAACTTTGGTAAATACGCTATAATCTAAAATAATTAACTTTTTTTGTTAATAATTAAATAATTCTTTTTATATTTGTAGTGTTGTAATGAAGCAGCAAAATAAACAAAGACAAAATGACAATTACAAAAGAAATTAGATTGACACAGTTTGAATTTTGGAGTGGGGCAAAACAGTTTGCCGAAAAATTAACCTACACAGAATTAAATGAATTGGAGGGTTACATAGAAGATTTTTTTATTGATGGACTTACAGAAACAGATATAAATGATTTGTTTTGGTTTCAAGATGAACAAGTTTGTGAGTGGTTAGGTTTAGATATTGATGAAGTTTACAAAAGATAATTATGGAAAAGCAAATATATATAGACAATACGGTATCTCTTTGGGGAGGTCAAAACGGAGAAGTTAATATGCAGTTAGAAGATGGAACTGTATTAACTTTTAATGCATATAATTTAATGCAAGATATTCCAAGCATAACTAAAATGGTATTTGATGAGGTTATGTTTGAGAAAAAACATACAATGGAAAAATATAAAGAATTAGCAGAGTTTATTACTAAGTAATAATAATTACACATATACAGTAGCATAACAAAAACAACAGACGTGTTGGAATAGTGTATAAAGGGAAACACCCAATAAGCTATTTAATTAACCTTTACAGAAATGTAAGGGTTTTTTGTTTTACATTAGTTTCTAAAATATTTAATAAATAACTATATACATATATGAAAGTTGAATTAATAGTACCCAATAGTTTAAACGAAGTTACTTTAGGACAATACCAAGAGTATTTAAAGTTAACTGAATTAAAAGATTTAACAGAAACGCAGCTATCATTTAAGATGATAGAAATATTCTGTGGAGTAAAAGCAGAAAGCGTAAGACATATAAAAGCAAGTGATGTTACAGATATTGTAAATATTATTTCTACAATGTTTGAAAGCAAACCAAGTTTAGTACATACGTTTAAAATGGGTGGTGTTGAGTATGGCTTTATACCTAACCTTGATGAGATGAGTTTTGGAGAATACATTGACCTTGATACAAGCGTAGGGGATTGGGACAATATGGAGAAAGCAATGGGGGTTTTATACAGACCAATAGAAATAAGAAAAGGGAATAGGTACACTATAAAGGAGTACGATGCAGGAGATACAGAGCATTTAAAAGATATGCCATTGGATGCAGTATTGGGTTCTATACTTTTTTTTTACCATTTAGGGAACGAATTATGTCAAACTATGATGAACTCTTTGGGTCAGGAGGAGGAAACACTCTTACAAGAGTATCTCAATTCGGAACAAAATGGGGTTGGTATTCAAGTGTTTACGCTCTCGCTCAATCAGATATTAGACGATTTGAAGATATCACTAAATTAAAAATGCACGAATGTTTACTATTCTTAACGTTTGAAAAAGAAAAACAAGAAATAGAAGCATCACAAATAAAAAATAAATTCAATGCAGGGAATTAGAGGATTTTACCAATTAACGGAAACCATAAAAGAGCAGTTACTAAATGATGTAAACGTCAATACAGTAACAACAGGAGATATAACAGAAATAGATTTATCTAAACAAACTATATTCCCTTTGTCGCATATTATTGTAAACAACGTAATAACAGAAGAACAATACCTATCTTTTAATATTACAGTTATGGCTATGGATATAGTAGATGAAAGCAAAGAACCTACAACCGATATATTTAGAGGTAACGACAATGAGCAAGATGTATTGAATACACAGTTAGCAGTATTGAATAGGTTGACAATGTTATTGAGGAAAGGAAACTTGCATAGTGATTTATACCAATTAGATGGAACACCAAACTGTGAACCATTTTACGAAAGGTTCGAAAACAAGTTAGCAGGTTGGGCGTGTACGTTTGATGTATTTATTCAAAATGATATTGATATATGCAGCTAAAAGAAACGCAAGATGTTTTAAATAAGTTTGCTAAATACGTTATACAACAAAGTAGAACTAACCTTACTAAAGGTAAAAAGAACTCATCTAAAGAACTT